TGCCACACTGCCTGTACTGGCTGTGAATTGTATATTAGCTAAATCGTCTAGAATCTCTTGTGCTAATTTGTCTGATTGTGCTACACTCTTTGTCCATATTCTTATTTCAGCTGTTAAGTTAATGTCCATGGCTGTTGTTTGCATGCCTGCACGAGCTTCAGTTGTATTAGTAATTTCGAGTGTAATAAGTGGATATTTAACTTCTCTCTCTGGATAAGATGTCATAACAAAAGCAGAACTACTTCCCCTAGCACTTGCTATTGGGTCTGTTACATTCGCGCTTATTCTTCCCTTTAGAAAGAACAGTAAGTCACGATAAAGTGTACTTCTATTTGCCATGGATCGCTTTCCTAATTTAGCTACTCGCTTGCAGCTAATATAAATAGGTTATGTTTACTTAAATAGATTGACTTGAATAATATATATTAAAATAATCTCTTAATTGGTTTTGCAAATCCCTTAAGTATATCTACTATTTCTTTGTTTAATATTTCTATTACTTTGTCTTTTGACCTAGCTGCACTATTGGCAAAATGGCTTCGTGGACTATTTTTAAAATTAGTACCAAACTCTAATTTACGCGCGTAGGGTAATGAACTAAATACTGTTGCCTCTTCCTTTTTAAAATCTATTCCAACAGAGTTTAGAAATCTTCCTGTATCTACACTTGCATGTTCTGCGGCACGTCCAGCAATTGATTTCTTTACTTCTCCTTGAACATAAATAGATGCCCTGGCTACTCCCTTTGTCATACCAAGTGTTGCATCTTTACTTTTTTTAGACATTAATTTCTTAAGTTCAGGAATTCCTATTACTTCAATAGACATAGTTTTTGCCATTAAGTTAAACTGCCAGTTAATCGTCTAATGAATTGTTTTTTGTAAACCGGTAATCCTTCGACTTCTTTGACATTACCTCCATCTTCTATTGTTGTGTATAAATCACCTGCAGGGCTACCTATTTGAATATCAACTGATTGAGTAGAACCTGTAAAGAGCAATGAGCCGTTTACATATATTTTCTTGTCTGAATCTATGATTTTACCTTGTTGTAGTAATACACTGTCACTGGAACCTTGTCTTGTGTTTAAACTAAAGATTACTCCGCTTGTCCACAGGCTAGTTCCTGATTGTGCTAGAGTAACTTCGTCATCCCATACGGACCCAGGAGTTATATTAAAATATCTTATTCTACATTGAGTCCCGGCTAGATCTATTGTTCTATTTAACGCCTTGATTAATTTATCGTGTACTCCCATTAGCTTATACTTCTCGCAAATCTAGCTTTTCGGCCTATATTTTTGAGATTGTCCATTGCTAACTGTCTAAATTGATTAGGTGTTTCTTTAGAAAGACTTGATAGAAAATTAAGCGCACTTGTTTGTGCTGAAGCCTTAGCATCCATACTTAATTCATCTAATTTTATATTATCTATATCATCTGTTCCTGATGCTACAATTACTGCGCCGCCTGAAGTAGCTACTGTACTCGCCCACGCGAAGGACTCTTGGATTGCTTGTGCTTTAGAAAAATTTACTATTGCACTTTGATAAACTGGACTGATAGAATTAGAACCGATTGATTGTCCTGTATAATTAGACACATCTAGTAAAGACATATTAACTGTTTCTACCATATTACCAGAGATACCTAAAGGTAATACAAAACTTTCATTTATATGAATAGCTATTGAACCAATTGTACTTAATCCCATTATAATTTTAACCTCGCTATTTTTGATATTTCTCCGTCTGTTATAACTCTATTATAAGTTCTTGCACTTTGCATCTGTCCTAGAAAGAAATTAGCACCACCTTCATTTCCAAAAGTTGTTCCAACCAGTGCTCCACCAGTATATGTTGTTATTGCTGCTTCGTCTTTTAAAACACCATCAATATATATCTTAATTTTATCATTTTCTTTCCAAGTGATAGCACAATCTGTCCATTTCCCTTGAGTTATATCGGTAGTCTCTGCAACTCGCCAAGTTCCAGAATGATATATAAATCTAATTTTTGATAGAGCAAAATCTATCATAAAAAAACTTTCATCAAAAGAAACTACATTATTAGCGAATATTGCAGAAGCATCTTTCTTAAATCTTATACAACAACTTCCTTCAGTAGAACTTACTAAAGAACTAGAAACCACCTTTGTGCTAGCACCATTAAAATCTAAAGCATCTGGATTTAATCCATTTACTCCTGCAGCATTAGCTCCATCTGTAATTATGCCATCAGCAAAGTTTGCTCGGTCAATTGCAACGCTAGAACCATTTTTAGCATCGTCTAATTTCCAATAGCCTACTAGACCTCTATTAATATCTACACTACCTGGAATCTCGTAATGAGTCATTAAACACCTCTACCTGTTATGTGTGTTGTGACTGTTGATGTTCCGCCTTCTCCTGTTAGAGTTGTTCTCATAAAAGGGAAGTTTGCTTCATAAACGTAACTATCTGTTTGAGCAGATGCTCCAGATGTATAAGATTTTGTATCTATATTAAACCAAGTAGATTTGTCTGGACTTGATTCGATGCTTACCGTAGCACCACTTGTTGTAGAAGTATTTACATAAACGGTCTTTCGCGTTATTCTAGAAACATTAAATGCTGAACCATTAGTATTAGTAGTTACTGCGTCTAAGTTGACTTTATTAAATATATCAGTTGCCATTAAGATACAGAACCTAGTGTAACCCAGGTACTACCTCCAATTCCGCCAATTGCCATATAGTAATCACCATTTGCAGAGTCCCAGATAATATCAGAACCTGTTTGTGCAACACATACATCACTAGGATCACCTATTGCGATATTTCTTACACCTCCAGGTATAAAACCTGAACCTGTTCCATTTCCTGCTCCATCCATTGTACCTACTAGCACGTTGTTTGTTATTATTGTCATTTTTTCCTCCTTTTCAGTTTATACCTTGTGGTAGGGGTTTTTGATTTCAGCAGATTTCCCAAAACTGCGTGGTTTTAAGTAGATTGAATCTAACTTGATGTAATCTTAGAGATTGCGTTAGTTCTTAGTACCTTAACATCAATTCGTTGAGTCAATACTGCTCCTTCCATATCAAATGTAGGAAGCGTAACATTTTCAACCGAGATGTCTCTTGCGATAGCAATACCATAGGCATTTTTTCTATCGAATACATAAGAACTTGTTGCGACTGCATTAACTCCTGCGTTAGTGCTATATCTTGCAACATTTAATCCGAAAATAGTACCTACATATCCTCGACTCATTAATTCAGTATTACCTGCCTTATTTGCGTCAACGAATGTATCGATGTTCATCAAATCTTGATGCACTTCGTTCCCAATTAAGTAATCACTTGGCATATAATCTTCTCCGTCTTCAACGTTAAAGATTGCTTCTGCAACATTCGCTAGTGTAACTTGCGATCCACCTGCAACTGTATTAGCAGCATTGTCCAATTGACCCAAAACTAAGTTAGTCTCGTTCTCTGCGAATCTCCGTCCAGCTGTAGCTAGATTAATACTCTTCAAATCAAATTGAGAGTCTTCAATCATTTCTCTAGTAATTCTAATTGCAACACCGTATTTAACTGGTGTGTAAGTAACTGTACTAAAGTCACTATTGTCCATAACAACTTCTGCTCCTTCTCCAACTTGTCTTAAACTCATTGTGTCAGGAGTTTCTAAGTTCTTAGTCATTGTGCTACCTGTGAACTGTGAAGGTCCGATAACTTCTGCAGCCATCTCTCGTGGAATTAGAGCCTTTTCTTGCTCTTCCATTAAAGTTGGTAGGATTAACTTTGGAATCAATAAAGTTCCCTCAGTTCCGTCTGCTCTACTAATATATTCATTAATTTTTGACATAGCCATTTTATAAGTTAAGTCCCACTAATGCATAATTAGATGTTCCAGATGCGCTTGTAGTCTGTGCTCGTCCGATTGGTGTTGGTCCCATTGTTGTCAATGGTACTGAACCAGTGTTTAATATATTAGCGATACCTCCTGAACCATTATGTCCAACTAAAGCTCCGCCAGATACAATCTCACCAGCATTCATTAAATAATCACCTCGTCTTGCAATTGTTACAAGTTCGTTAGAACCTGCGTTATTAAGTGCCATACCGTTACATAGTCTAATATCTTGTGCTCCGATAACCTTTAAATCTCCATCAGCAAACGAGCTAATTTGAGATCCAACATCACCTGATGCTCCAGATACTTGTACTAGAAATCCTCCAGAAATTACTTCACGAGCCTTAGCTGTGAAAGTTCTTGGTACTTCTCCGTCAGTAACAACCTGTGCTCCTAGCGTATTAGTAATTTGTGAATCACTTGCCATTAGTTATAGTTGTATGACTTCCGTTCCAAAGAAAAAGACCTGTGTCCACTTTTAATAGTGTACGCTTTTTCCTCTACTTCTTCAGATTCATCTTCAGCTTCTTCTTCCTCTTTCTCTTCAGCTTTTTCCTCTTCTTTTGATTCTTCCTTAGGCTCTTCCTTAGGCTCTTCGTCAACGTCAGATTCTTTCATAGATTTAATAGCTTCAATAACCCAAGATTTTACTTTCTCTTCTGTTACTGCTGGTTCAACCTTTTCAGCCTCTTTTTCCTCAGGAGCTTCTGCTGTAGCTTCATCCTTTTTAATTTCTTCTTCTGTCATAGTTTCATTCCCCCTTTCATTACTGTTTGAATTCTCATCTTGTGAGTGTAAACCTTTGTAGGCGTTGTTAAGTGCTATTTGAAATGTTGCGCCATTGTCTGCTGGAACTGCAACTACACTTAATTCTTTAAAAGTAATATTATGAGGTACTATATCTCCGTTGTCTAATTCTTCGATGTCTTGTGGATTAACATGTGCTCCGACTGAAACAGTATTAAGTAATTTGTCTTTGATTAGTTCCTTAATCTTTGGATCCTTAACTATTGCCTTGAAAGGAATGTTTTTACTATCCTCATTAAAATGTGCCATCTTAACTTTTCCAACAATTGAGTCAACTGAGTTATCATGGTCTTTAAGTAATGGTACGCCTATTAGACTAGATGCTGATTTTCTTAATTCTTCACTGATAAATTTATGTCCATTAGAAGTAGTAGTCTCGTTGATTGCTATACCGTTAATTATAAAATCTCCGTCTAGTTCCGCACTATCTTGGATAGGAACGAAATATTCAAACATTAAACTTTCTTTTTTTTCTGCCATGGTTACATAACCTATTTAAACAATAAGAATAAACTACTTATAAAAATTGGTTTAAGTAATATGTATTAATCTATACGGAGAATTATCTTAATTTCAGTGTTTTTTGGGCCGTCTACTCTAATGTCAATAGGCTCATTTAACTTGAATTTATCGAATTGGTCAGTATCAAAGTGAATAAGTTTCTGTCCACGAACAACTACTCTAGGCGCATAGTATTCTATTCCTACATGCTCAGATGTATGATAAATAAGATAACCCATTTTACTCCATAGACTGAAAGAAATCTTATTATCACTATCTACTATAACAGAATTAAGTTTTCCTTCTATAATAGGTGTTTCAAATGTTTCAGTACCTGATTCTATTTTAAAATTAATCTTTAGTTCTTTTTCCATTATACTTTTACTCTCCGTCTGATTGTTCTACGTCTTGTTGTCTGAGTGTTCTGACCTACTACACCAAGATTAGGAAGTGTTTCTCCCATTACTCCTGGGTCTGTTCCTTGGAGTGAATTAGACCTTCCTGCGTTTATTTGTTGTCCACGAGAATCAATTACAGCGGATCCTGTATAATCTTCCCAACTACCTACAACAGGAATAGTTTCTTGACTTATTGCTTTGTCTCCTACTAGATCATACTGAAGATCACCACTTCGTTTATCATAAACTACTCGTTGTCTAGTTACTTTGTCTATATGAATTGGCATTATCCCTCTAGAAACATCTTCTGTTTTAATTTAATTTGCTTTTGAGTATACTCATGAATACATTGACCGCATATCCACATATCATTAAGTAATGTAATTGCAGGATTAATTTTGCACTTAGCACATACTGGTCTATTAGAATCTGTTATCTGCATTAGTCTACTAAACCGACAATTGAACTACGACACATTGGATGCATTGGTGGCATGTTCACTCCTGGAGTTCCATCTTTAGTTAAAAAAACCTGACCGCTTAAATTGTTACATATATCAGAAGTTCTATCATCTAAAGCTGCTAAATATCTATAAGAAGTGATGTCATTTTCTAGATACATATTTTTAAGTCCTTGATTAGCTAACTTGACTGTTTCGGTTCTTGCTATATTGATTGAACGCTTATTTGCGCTTAATATTAATTTCTTTGTTCCGTCTTCTTGGAATTTAACTCTATCCTTTAGATCGATTGATTGGTTTATGTCTTTTTCTATTTGTCTTATTGTTTTGTTCTTACGAAAGCCGTCCTTTAATACTACTCGTAATTTATTAATATCTGACTTAGGTAATAGTCCTTCTGCTAAATCTAATTCTGTCAACGCTGCTAATTCATTAAACTTATCTATTCTTAATGCTTGAAGTATTTTAACAAGATAGTCTGAATAATTAAAACCGGCTATCTCTTGAAGATTAACATATTGACCTACACTCATTTCGTTTAATTGTGCTTCAGTTATATCGCATTCACCGCACTCGTGTATCTCTGGGTCTTTGTCTAATTCTTTTACTTCTTTAACTTCGACTTCTGCTGATTGTTTGGCTGTTGGTTTGACTCCGGGAACTTCTGGCTGTTTAATTTTAGTCTCTTCTTCTTTTCTAATTAAATCTTCTTCCTCTTTCTTTTCTTGTTCGTCTTTCTTCTCTGCATCTTGTGGACTAAGTAATACTCCTTCTAAATCATCTAGTCCCATTAGTTGTGCATATTCTATTTCGAGTGATGCTCTTAAAGCTGGAGAAATGTCGAATAATTTAAGTGCTTCTGTAATAACTTTTAATCTTTCGTTCTTTTCTTGTTCGTCTTGTAGTTCCCACTCGAAGTCTATCTTAGCATTTAGCCCGTTCTTACGAAGAATTGGTTGAAGTATTTTATCTTCGATTACTTCTTCTGCGATTGTTCTAATTGAATTAATAAATCGTTTAAATCCGTTATCGTTTACCTTAGCTAATCCTTCAGGGTTATTTGCTACACCTAATAGGCTCATTGGGATTTTCATACCTATTGCTATCTGTTCAAGGTCATGCATAGCGGCTTTAGTCAAGTTATCACCTACTCCAGAGAAATCAATCAAAGACATTTTAACGTTTCCGTTAGTTACCCATTCAGTAGAGTTGTTCATAAATTGTAAGTCTGATTTGAATCCATCTATATCTTCAGGCTGAACTGATTCACCAGGTTGCCCTACTGTTACATGAATAGGTGCGCCTGCTTTACGACTAAGTAGCTTATGTAAGTCAACTTCTGCGCCTGCATAGTTTTCAATTGCTACTCTGTTTGGCCATACTAATCCTATACCATAAGCATCGTTAGGGATTTTATTAATAGGTAACTGTGCAATCTGTTTAGGAAGAAATACAATTGGTTCAGACTTACCTAAGTTCATTAGACCCTTATTTCCTTTAAACTGTTTCCATCTGAGAACTTTACCTTTCTTATTACGAGTTACAAACATATTATTAGCATTCATTACTCTAATCTTCTCTTCGTCTATGTCTAATTCCATGATACCATTACCTTTAGTAACAGCTTCTTTAATCCATGGTCGCATGTTTACTTTAAAATTAGAATCATCTACAAAACTGTCTATAATTGTCTGTGCATTCTTTGGGTCAGATGCTTCTTTGTTCTTGGCAGATGTTACTGTAATAATAAAATCACCTATAACTGCATCTACTATTTTATCAACAGCTGCGCCTATAATACCAATATTAGTTGTTATTCGTTCTGCTGATTCAAATTCAAAAGGATGTTCTGACCCTAGTCTTTTAGGGAATCGAACTTCTTTGTCCATTACTTCACCTTTAAATGTTTCGTTTAGAATGTTTTGTCTATTTGCATACTCTGCGCTAGTCACTGCTAGATAGCCTTTCACCTTATTATCTTCTTTATTTGGCATGAAATATCTACTGAAACTTTCCTTTTATAAGTTGGTTTAATTGATATATATTTATTTAGCGATGTACGGACGGTAAGAACTTTTAAGGTCGAACCAACATCGCATCATTAGAGCATCACTATAATCAGTACTTCTTCCTAGCTTTTCTTTAATCTCGTCTTTGCCTACTAATTCTATTTTACCGTCTTTGTCTATGTTCTTCTGGGCTATCTGTTCTAGGTCTTCAACTATACCCTCCTTGATTTCCAGTGGAACATCATCGTATATTCTTATCTGGCCCTTTAGTATTATTTCAGCTAGTTTGAAATAACATTGAGTCTTTAAGTTACGGTAGTTATGTATCTTCTTGCTAAATTCAGTTTCAACAGGTGTAGAATTATTAACAAAACCCTTAGCATTTGGCATAAAGTCTACTACTCCGCCACCTACACCATCTTCATCTATTATTACATTACTTCT